TTCGGAAATCGCAGTTGCATTTAAGATGCTTAAGAAACAAGAAAGTAAATATAAAGATTTCGGTGACGCAGAAGAAGGCGCGTGGGCTGGAATTGATAATAAGGAGATTTAAAAATGGCATTCCCAACAGGATATGAAAGCGACCACCAGAGAATTGGCTCAGGTGAAAATTATGGTCAAGGAATTGTCCTCTCTGACAATAATTTTGAAGATGGCCTAATCGCTGGTAGATTTGCAAAAATCGACACTGGCTCAATTGATAATCTTGATGCATCTGCAACTCCAGTTTTGGCCGGTGTAGTTCTTAGAGACATTGTCATGCCAGTTGAAGACGGCGAGGCTTACACTTCAGAGCTTTACACTAAGGTAGATTACCAGCGTGAAGGACTAATCACTGTCCAGGCTGTTACAGGTCAGACGCCAAGTGCATTCGCTGCTATCTACGCAGAGAATCAAACACCCGCTGATTACGGTAAAGCAACAACTACTGCAGGCGGCAACGTTGATGCTAATGCCGAGTTCATCAAAGTTGTTGACGGCACTTCTGACGTTTGGCAAATTAGACTCAAATAAAAGGATTCAGAAAAATGAAAGTAGGACAATTATACAACACTAAGTCATTCAAAGACATGAGTGAAATGGTTGGAAGTACTCTTAAGTCTATCAGCTTTGGCGATGCTTATAACGGTACAGTTCTTGAGCGCAACTTGACTCAGGTCGACCCAACTGTTTTTGAGAAAAAATACCCGGATCTAACTTTTTTCAACACTGGTATTTCTGCGGATAACTCAGGCGGTGCAGCAAAGCGCGTTCAGTCTTTAAGACTTCTTGACCACGGTCAGTTCGTTCTTTCTGGTGAAGAGACAACCAACAAAGGTAAAATCTCAATTTCTGGTGAAGATAACGATATCTTGGTTTATGACAAAACTGCTTTTGCTGAGTGGACCAAGAGTGACGTCGAAACCGCAGCTCTGCAAAACTACAGCTTAACAGGTCGCCTAATGGCTGCTATGGATAAGCAGTACAAGAGAGAGATTGACGAGATCGGCTTTACTGGTATTGGTGAGAACGCTGGACTTCTTAACAATGCTATCTTTAGCTCAACTGCAGCATCCGACGCTATCGCTAACCTCTCTGCACAAGAGATGTATGACGAGATTGCCGGTTTGATTACAGATCAGCACAATGGAGTTGGCAATACTGCTGATTACATGGCTGACGTTGTAGTGATGCCTGTTGATGTCATTAATAAAATTCAAGTAACGATCTTGAATAGTGCCGCTGGACCTATGAGTGTTCTCGCTGCACTTAAAGTCAACTTCCCAGGCGTGAACTTTATGGCTTCATTCCGTGCAGCGGATGGCGGTGTTGGTCAAGTATCGGCTACAGTTGCCTTCAAAGGATCTGATGAGACTATGAAGTTTAGACTTCCTACGCCTCTTGAAATTGGCGAAATCTTCCCTCTTGGATCATTCCATTGGAAGGTTGACGCTCGTTACAGACCAGCCGGTCTTGATATCCTAGAATCTACTTCTGGTAGAATTCTTACAGGACTATAATCATATAGCCCCTAAGTCCGGCCTTCTAAACCGGTAACTTGGGGGTTATTTTAAAAAAAAGGTTTTATCATGTCAGAAGAAGATGTAAAAACTACAGAGGCGAACATTGAAGATATCGCAACCGCTGGGGCTATAGAGTTATCTAATGAAAAAGGAATTGATCTTTTCTCACTTTTGAGAGAAGACGACAAAAAAATTAGCAAAAAAGATGTCGAAGAGCACCTAAAATCTCTTGAAGAAGATGTCGAAGAAGATGTCGAGGCCACTTACTCAACTATCTGCAAAGGAAAATTTGAGATTCTTGGCGTTGAGATCGTTGACGGATTCAAGCTTGACTCCAAGCTAAAAGAGAATGAGAAATTCATGAAAAGATTTAATCATGCTATTTCTATTGGCGTAATTAAAAAGGGCTAATATGTCTTTATTAGATGACTTTAAAGAAAGATTCAAAAATGATAGCAAACTTGACCTTGACGCTATTGAAGCAGACTGGGATAGCCTTGACCCTGAATGGTATTGTTATTATTGCTGTGAGTATGGTCAAAACCCTTGTGATGATGAAGCAATTTTTAATCTCATCGCACATTTATGGCTTCTTGAAAGTTCATCTAAAACTTCTCCTATAAAATCGACACAGAGTAAGAGCGTTGGCTCTGTGTCGGTTTCTTACACGCCGAGCAATGACAATAGTAATAACACGTTATTTTATAGTACTTCTATTTACGGGCAAAGATTCCTAAGATTAATCATGGGCAATAGAGGCGGTTATTTTGTATGAAAAAATTAACGCCAGAAGAATTTCAGGAAAAGCTTCAGGCTCAAATTAAAAATCTTGAGAGCCTTAAGAGCATGCAAGTCAAGGTTGGCATCATTTCAAATGGTGCCGGCGCCGGGGTTTATGGCGATGGACAGACAGCTCTTGATATTGGTCTAAAGCATGAGTATGGGACTGAAGACATACCAAGACGCTCATTCCTGCGGGCTCCATTTTTTGCAAAACAAAAAGAAATAGTCTGATTTTATAGCCAAGCAATTCAATAAAGTTATAGAGAAGGGATTCCCAGCTGAGGCTGCGATGGAGTTGATCGGCGTGAAGGCACAGTCAATAAGCCAGGGAGCATTTACAACTAAAGGCTATGGGCAATGGCAAGAGCTTAGCCCCAAGACAGTCGAGAAGAAAGGCTCATCACAAATACTGATAGATACAGGAACATTAAGGAATTCAATAACTTATCAGGTGGTTAAATGAGCATTCTTGATATGTCAGATGCTCTTGACGGCTTTGAGCAACCAGTTGTTTTCACAGAAAAGAAGACAATTTCTGTAAATTTCGAAGAGTACGAAGAGTGTACAGACATAACGATTCCTGCAGTGATCCAACCGGCTCAAAAAGAAAGCCTCACAGTTGATAATGTTGATTATTCTAAAAAATACATACTGATTCACAGCACAGAAGAGCTGAAAATTAATTACTTTGTTACTTGGCGTGGCAAAGAATTTAAGATTATAGATCTGGGCGACTATGTTGACTACTGCTTTTATGAGGCAGTTGGCGAAGAGGTGAAGGAAGATTGTTCTAATGATTGACCCAAAGAAACAACTTAAGCTTTATTTGAGAGATTTACTCGGACTAGAGGAGTGCCATATTGTTTCTGGACGTGATAACGCCTACACGAATCACAAAGATTTATTGATTGCTGTAGACGATCTTTCTCCAGCAGTTCAGCAAAGCGTTACAAAGTCATTTGATGGCGATGATGAAAATATGACTATTGACGCTGCAATGCTCGGTCAATTCACTTTTAATTTTTACGGGAAAAAAAGTAAAGCTCGTGAAAGTGCTTTCATTTTCTCGACTCTCAGAAATACTGAATCTTCTAAAACTCTACAAAAAGAATACGGAATTAGTATATTTAGAGTATCAACAATAACCGACCTTAGACAATTGGCCGGTAAAACATACCATGAGCGATATGAAATTACTTTAAATGTAGGGTATAATATCACTAATACTATTGACACATTGCGCTTTAAAGAAGCTCAATTTAATTTTTTATACGATAAATAAAGGAATGAAAAAAGATGGCTGATTTAAGCAATGTCGTAACAGTCTCACTTATTGAAGAGGGTGTATCTGTAGCTCGCGACAACATGAACGTAACTTGTATAATGACCAGCGCGCTTGGAGTTCTAAGCTCCTCTAATCGCTACGCTTTATATTCAAATTCTGCAAGTGTTGGAGCTGATTTTGGGAGCAATTCACCCGAAGCTAAATTTGCTCAAGTTTATTTCGCGCAATCCCCTAATCCAGTTAACGCGGGTGGTGTTCTTGTGATGGGATATTGGCGAGCAGCAACTGAGGCGGTCCCTGCTACCGCTGGTAAATTAGTTGGTGAACAAGTTACTGAAGATGCGACGATTCCACTCTTGCAAGTCGTCTCTGATGGTTCTTTTGATATTACTATCGATGGCAATGAAGAAAATATTTCAGGACTTGACCTAAGGACTTCAACTACTATGGCGGAGGTCGCTTCTCTGATTGACTCAGCTCTTACCGGCGGCTCTTGTGTTTATGAAAATCAGTCTTTCGTGATTACTAGTGATACTACTGGCGTTTCTTCTACAATGACTGACACTGAGGCAGGCGCAAGCGGGACTTACATAGGCATAACTCTAGGACTAGATGTAAATAGCTCTTCTGTTCTGACTCAAGGAGCTGACGCTGATTCATTGGCTGCAGAAACTAAAGTTGAAGGTATTGCAGCGGTAAAATCTGCGGTAAATATCAAAGGCGCTTGTTTCATCGACAGTACTACAGATCAAGAATCTAAAGATTTGGCAACCTGGGGACAGGCTAACGCTGTTATGCAGTATGATGTTTTCAGCAATCCGACTAATCTTGAAGTAGATGTTAGCAATCCTGTATGGGAGATCAAACTCGCCAGTCAAGTTAATTACAGAATGCTTTACAGCAAAGCAGGCAATAGAACTCTTGCAGTTGGTTATATGTCGCGCAATCATACAGTTTTATTTACTGGTGAAAATACAGCCCAGACAATGCACCTTAAAGAGATTAAGAGTGTTGTCGCTGAGAACTATAACCAAACTGAAATTGACAAAGCTAAGACTGTTGGACTCGATATTTATACAGTATTTAAAGAGACTGTCCCTAAGCTTCTTACAACTGGCGCGAATGGTATCACAGATAATGTTTATAACTTGATGGCCTATGTCGATGCAGTTCAAACAGATGCTTTCAATATCCTCGGAACTACTACGACGAAGATTCCACAAACTACACCAGGATTAAACCAGTTGATCGACGGATTAGAGGCAACCTCTCAAGGATTCGTTACTGCTGGCGTATTTGCCCCTGGTACTTGGACGCTTTCAGAAACTTTTGGCGATGTTGATACATTCAATAGGAACATTGAGGAGAAAGGTTTTTATTGGTATTCAATCCCACTTTCAGATCAAATCCAATCCGAAAGAGCGCAGCGTAAAACCCCAGTTCTTCAGAATGCTGTTAAGAATTCTGGTGCCTTTCATAGTACAAACATTATCATAACTTGGAACCTATAAGGAAAAGGTAAAAATGTCTACAATCCAATTACTTGCCGACTCAACAACTTTAGTGTTGAACGGCCACCTTTTTAATGACTTCATTGACGGCGATGCACTTGTAATAAGTCCACCGAATGATCTGGCTTCAAGAAATCGCTCTGTTCGCGGTCTTAATATTCAAAAGAGATCTGATGCTGGCGTAAGAGACCTAACTTTTACGTTGCCAAAATATTCTGATGATGACATTTGGCTGAATTCTCAATTAAATAAAGATGTCCCAGTCATTTTCAAGGGGTCTGTTAAAGAGAATTATGTAAAAGATGGCGTTGAGTTTGTAACGACTTACACGCTTGAAGATGGTACAATTACCACTCAGCCAACAGATACAAGAAATAATGTCGATGGCAACCAAGATATGGCTTACACTATTCAATTCAACAAAGCAACAAGAGCATAAGAAATGACCAACAACGCTACTCAAGAACAAGAAAAGAGCGATCCTCTTAAAAATATTCGGGAGTGCTTCGACGATGGAAGCGCCGAAATTAATGGAAGATCTTATAAATTTTGTAAAATTTCCCATAAAAAAAGGCTAAAGGTTTTAGGGTATTACTCAAAACTGAAAGAAAAATTACAAAAATCGGACTTCTCTTTTTTGGGTAGCGATGAACAATTGGATATAGAAGAGTTAATGTTCTCAAACATGACATACAATGACTCTTCATTGGCAAAGATTGATAATCATTTCGAGAAGTATGGAGAGGATTACATTCCTCTATTCACTATGTCTTTGGCGGTATTCTCTTATCCTTTTATGAGAGGGAGCCGCTAGAGTTTAGCTTTAGGTACAGGAGGCCAACTGACAGGTTTGTAAAAAAAACCAACATATCTGATTATATGGCCTCCTGTCTTTTCTTGGTAAAGGCCGGTTATGGCTCCCTGAAAGAAGTTGAAGAGATGGAAACAAGAACATTTTTAGACTGTCTCGAAAATGAAGAGATTAGAAACGCAATAGAAAATCATCTTATAGAAGAGGCCAAGAGTGACTAATGCGGCAAGATTTTTAAACTGGATAGCTCCAGAACAACCAAAGAACGATGACAAGCAATATATTGGTATTGCTGGTTTCAGGATGTTTGTCGCCATATCTGAAACCGTAAACTTTGCTGCAACTGCCCCTGATATAGTTTGCGAAGATTTGACGACAGTTCAAGACTCAATAATAAATGCCCCAAAAACTTTCTCTATTGTTGGGGAAGTAGCAGATATTTTTATTGCAAATACTCCAGAGACTGGGATACCAGCAACAATTGAAAAAGTCCTAAATGTCGCGACTCCATACATCCCAGAAAGAACACTCTCGCAAATCCAAAAAATTAAAGACGAGATAAATAAGATAGAGAATGTCATTGACTCAGTAGATAACACCATTGGTGACGTTCAAGAAATATTCGATATAGTTGGCAATAAGTCAGCGGCCTCAACAATCAAAGGAGAATTTTTCTCTCTGATAGAAAGACTCTACGACACTAAGACGGTTATCAATATTGAATTGGGCGAGAGAGTTCAAAAACAAGTGCTAATTACTGCCTTTTCTTATACTGAGACAAATGATGGCGATACCGGAGATTTTACTTTATCTTTTAAAGAGATAAGAATTGCCAGTATTGGTTTATTTCGGGATCAACAAAATTTAAACCCGGCCCAAGAAGCCAAAGTTAATATAAACTCAACTCTTAGTGGTCAAGTTGATAGCGTGATTGATAAAGGATTGAGTGATGGTGTAAAGGTTCTTCAGGATAAAGCTGTTCAAGTATTCGATAGCATTGGTCTTGATAATGCTGCTGACGTAGTAGAGGGATTATAAGATGGCCGAAGTAAATGAAATCGTAACTGTATTTAAGTTTGAANGCGATTTAAAGCCGGTGCAAGATGCCGGTGATGCCATTCAAGATGTCTCTGAAAATTCCGCAGTTGCAGAGAAGCGCGTTGATGGTACTAGTGAATCTTTATTGGGCTTAGGTAAAAACGCCCTGGCAAGCGTTGCTAGTGTAGCAGCTTTGGCGGCTGGCATTGGTAAAGTGACGCAAAATATTTTTGCATTAGGACAGCAGACCGCAGAACTTAAAGGTCTGGGGATTGATCCGGTTGAATTTAGAGAGACAGAAGATTTATTTTCTCGTCTTGGTGCCGCTGATGGTGACGCA